GGTACTATCAATACAACTAGTACTTCTCTTGGGTTGCCCGGTCGCAACTATGCAGGATATGGACAAGCAATTGATACGAATTTCGTACAAATGCTTGAAAATTTTGCGGCAAATGTTCCCCCTCCGAATCCTATTCAAGGACAATTATGGTTCAATACAAATAACAATACGCTCTGTGTTTGTCCAGCAACAGGAACAACAACGGCATCAAATTGGTTAGTGTTGTCATCTACGTCATCCAGCGGTTCCGCAACATTTGGTAATATTACCGTCAACGGAAACGTAAACGCAGCAAACGTAATCGCATCAACATCAATATCTACTCCGGGATCAATTACTACCAGCTACATTACCGTATCAACGGGAGCAAGTTTAGCCAATACTACATTGGCCAACGCTAATGTTACAAGCACACTAACATCAAATAATATAACTACAGGCTCTGCGACTACGACTGGAAGTCTTACGGGTGTATGGAATATTTCTGGTGGTGCCGGTAATACCGGAGCAACAGCATTAAACTTTGTATCTGGTGGAATACAGTTTCCATCCGGAACCACTTTCGGAATAAAATGTGACAACTACATGTACGCAAATGGCGTATCTATTCCTTTGGGTGGCAGCTATTCCAATTCAAACGTAGCATCCTATCTACAAGTATATAGTGGCAATGTTGGTAACGTACTTTCAACTGGTGCTACTGCATTTAATGGTACAGTATTGTCAACGGGCGCAAACACAACCGCAGGAAGTATCACTGGAAACTGGACCCTTACGACAGGTTCCAGATTGCAGGCAACCTATGCTGACTTGGCAGAACGCTACCATTCTGATGAAATTTATCAAATTGGAACAGTAGTAAAAGTGGGCGGCGTAAACGAAATTACTCAAACTACGTTTTCGGATAACGATGATGTTCTTGGGGTAATATCTAATACCTATGCATACCTAATGAACTCTGAAGCTGGAAACGACGATTCTCATCCTCCGGTAGCGTTAGTAGGTCGCGTTCCAGTAAGAATTGTTGGTTCCATCAAAAAAGGAAACAAAATCACCACTGGCCCAAATGGATGTGCAGTGGCATCTCAGGACAGAAATGGATTCGGATGGGCGTTAGAAGATAACGATCAGAACGATGAAAAACTTGTATTGTGTGTGATACGATAAAATTTATATAGAGGGTGCAAAATGAGTTACACACAGTATGGTACAGTTCAAGCATCTGATTTTAACACTTTAGTTGGTTCCAACCCGACTACGGCTGCTAATACTCTTAATACCGTATGGGCAACTGGTGGTGGTAGCGCAGGTTATGGTCAGACTCCAATATCAACTGTATCTGCTGGCACTACTGTTGCAGCATCATCACAGTGGTCTAATTTAATAACATACACCTCAAATGCCGCCGCCCATCAAGCTACAAGTATACCCAGTGTAGTTGCACCAACGGCTGGAAACACGATTTCATACGTAACCAGTATTCCCACAAACTTGGTTTCAATTTATAACAATAGATTGAATGCAGCCTCACAGGGAGCAACAACATCAAACACTGCCACATTTGGTACCGCATGGTCAAACGCATTGACTTTTACTTTTACTGCTACTTTTGCAAATGGTGATGCCGCAAGATATTTTTTTAATTCCGGTGGGCAAATAAAAATATCAACAACACATCCAAGTGGAACCGGAATTGATCAATTATTTAATAACTTGGCTTCTAATATAGGAAATGTATTTTTGTCAGCACCATCATCGGGTGTTGCAACTATCGGTGGTGTATCATACAATGGTGTCACAAAAATTAACGGTGGTGGAAATTCACCAACCATTTCTACTAATAGCGGCTATTACGGTCTCACTTCATCAAACACTACAATTTTTACACAGACTGCATCAACTGGTCCATCTGGATATCTTGCTTCAAACATAACCATAGTAGCAAAAACAAACGGAACCCAAGGAACTCACTCAGATAACGGAAATGTAATTACCATATATGTCGTGTGGGACGAAGTTCCAAATGGGCTTTCTGCTTCAGCAGGTTCCGCAACAACGATGACCATGGTTTTTCCGGAAACCACAATATTATCAAACACTTGGGGGTCATCCACGATCACCGGGACTGTTGCGGGTTCATAACGGTTATATCCCCTAAAAAACACTTGACACAAATTCATAAAAGATATATGCTCCCGAGCAACTAAGCAGTTTTTGGGATATTTTTTATGATGCCTTTGTCAAAAAGTAATGATAAACCGAGCGTGACCACGCATCGGCTCTATACGTTCATTGATGAGATGTCCCCGGTGCGAACGCCATGGTTTTATAACATTATTACTGAATTCAATAATACCACTTCACTAAACAGGATCAATTCTTATAAAAAGTGGGAAGAGTGGAATAGAAGAATGGCGAAGGAATATAATGCAACCTATAACGTTTGGGAGCAGTATTATGAATTCACAGACGAACGCGATGTTACTTTTTTTCTACTGAGGTAGTCATGACTAAAACTATTACAGGGAAAGAAATGCTCTCCCGTTTGTTGAATCCAGTTGACCTTAGGTCAGTGGACTTGGAAAACAAACATTTTATGCTCTATCGCAAAAGAGTGCAGCGCAAGACCGGTGGCTGCAAGAACAGGTGGGTTATTGCTGTTAAATATGGATTTAATTATGTCGAAATACAAAGTGATGCACTGGCAATCATGAAATCGTTTGGTGGAGAAGACTTTGGACATCGTTCTGCGATGTTCAAACGATATGCCGATGCTGAAAAGGCTTGGGTATATCTAACATTGAGGTGGTCATGAGTATTTTTAAATTTACAGTGCACATGGGTGACGATAAGATTACTGATCCTAAACAGGTTGAAGAATGGTGTCGTAATCAAAAAGACTTCGTGGACGTAAATGTTACGGATGTGTCAGACGTATCACCGACATATGATGTGATATATACTTACACCTTCAAAAACCAAGAAGCAGCAAACTGGTTTAAGTTGAGGTGGTTATGACGGTAGTTACAATCACGCACGAAAAATACTACGAAATCTATGATGAGCTGACACGCTATATTCCCGATAAGAATCCTTATTTGTTTCAACGCCATCTAAGATGCACTCCTACTCTATCTAAGATTAGATTAGATGATAGAGCAATGGTAGATTTGACATTTGAGAACGAACGTGATTATATTTGGTTTGAATTGAAGTGGTTATGAGGATTCTTGTCAGAGACATTCGCCAAATATATAAGAAAGCAAAAGCGTCATTTAACGCATCCAGTCCCCACCTATTTGGCTCTGCTGAAAAGTATCTCGATGAATTCGGTATCGCTAATAACATGAAGATAATCATCAAAGAATGGCAAGGCCCATATCCTGTAGTTGAATCATTAGTGTTTAACACCGAAGCTGACTATATGTGGTTTATACTGAGGTATTCATGACTTTACATTACCTATCTGAATCAGCAGAAAAAGCCCTTCGGATTGAATATGTTAATAGTGAGGGTTTTGATTACCGCAATTACAACGGGTATAGAGAATATGTTATGAATACGATACCCGGCGTGATAGAAGCGTTATATAAGGGGGGAGGCGACTGTAATTGGATGGAGGCGTTACTTTTTGACACTGATGAACATTTGGCTTGGTTTATGTTGAGATGGGAATGATACAAAAGCTTAAAGAACGCTGGAAAGGCTACAAAGAAAAACGCTTCTTGGACACCCACGGCTGCAAAACATGGAGTGAATATGAGCACAGGTATGATGTTGATGTAGGATATATGGCAAGATGGGCACACACATATTATCATGGATATCCACATATCTGGCCGCTTGAGCCACATGGATTCAATTACGGTATGCATGGGGTTTGGCCATATCTTGACTCTGTAGATAAGATGATAGAATGGTGCGAACAGAATTGTCAGGGTAAGTGGCGTAATGACTGGCATCGTGGATTTTGGGATCATCAAGGCAATTTTGAGTTCAATGGAATTGGCGGTGGAGATATTATGTTCTTTGCTTTTAAGGAAGAAACTGATTATGTATGGTTTAAGTTGAGGTGGTCATGATCGTTATCAGTGCTACACCGTATCATTTGAAACTCACAGATGCATACTATAACAAAATTCTACAAGAAAATATAGATTACCTTGAGAAGAATGGCGTCGGTCCATATGAATATAATGGAAAATTTACAACAAGAGTTCAACCATGGCTTGACTCTGGTTACTGGATGAACTATGATAAATGGTTAAAGTCGGAGTTTAATATCATCCATGCTTCAGGATTTAATGAGTTACATTTTGAAACGGAAGAAGAGGTAATGTGGTTCATGTTGAAGTGGCTATGATTGACGTTGAATTTAAATTTAAATCCGATCTGATAAAAGAAATAGGAGAATGGCTTGATAGTAATATGCCTAATCCTCCGCTCCCAGATGATCAGAGGTGGACATTGGGATACAGTGAAGATGGTAGGACCGGCATTAGGTTTGCCAACGACACTGATGCAACTCTATTCATGTTGAGGTGGTCATAATGACAAAAACAAAAGTAATCAGGTCTAATTCTAAATTTACTATGACGAGAAAAGTTGAACGGCGTAAAGGTCGTGGAGCCAAGTTTCAATGGAACACTACTGCCACTTCATATATTATAACTTCGCCCTTACTTTTTACAAAAACATATAATACCTTTGAGGAAGCAGATAAAGCTTGGGTATATTTAACGCTGGTGCACTCATGAATGCGCCAAATAGTATTACTGACGATTTAATGGTCGTGTTTAATGGTAGAGCGATGTCACCAGACCTAAAATATGATATGAAACAATATCTTTTATCATATCTTGCGGATGATGTAGATGATATTAAGATTTCTCTTGACTATGATAGACATAGCGTTAATGTTGATCTTGTGTTTGAAAACGATAAGCAAGCAATGTGGTTTAATTTGAAATATTTATGAAAGACATATTTGAAACGACTGTCATCAAAGGCTGGCAATCAACCATGCCAAAATGGTTTCATCGTTCTGTAAGTGGGAAGATTATCTACCCTTACAGGAAAGCATACACGCGTGTAGTAAAAAAATTCCAAAATGCGCAGTTTGAAACTGTCATTGAGTGGGGTGATATCTTTGATGTGATTCGGGAAAGTTAAAAACTTTTAGGCCCCGATTTTCCAAACTAAGTAATCTTAAAGGTTTGGAGAATTACGATGACATTGAAATATACACACTACAGCGTGGAAGAAATTCCAGCACTTGAAGCTGAGCTTAATGCACTCACCACAAGATTAGAAGATCAGAGAACTCTTGTTGCTGATTTACCAGCAGATGATAAGGCCAAGGTTAGTTACGAGACCTCAAAATTGCTCGAACTTGAACGCAATGTGCAGAAGTTAATAGAAAAGCTTCAACAGACTAAGAACGTTGCCTTCAATCGTAACCTTATGGGTAAGTTTGACTCCATTATGGACAAGAACAATTGTCTTCGTGTCCGTTTCTATGAATGGCTGGCCACCAAGCTTGAAAAATTGGCAACAAAATTGCGTGATCATGCATTTAAGATCACTACTCCATGTGCAGTAAAGCTTCCATCCAAGAACAAACCAGATACTCGGTTTAATGGTAAAAGCGTAACAAAAAAAAGGAAAATGATATGAGTTTTGATTTACATGAAACGATGGACAAAGAAGTTAACGAAATTATTAAACGTCACCTCTCTAAGTCAATCACCCAAGAAACTTGCGATGAGGTAATGGCTGATCTTATTAAAGTATTTGGTTATGATGTTGCTGCACAAGTGATTCTTGACGATGAAGATGAGAGTTTTGAAATTCAAATCAAAGACATACTCAGCAATGTTAGATCATATAAATCACATAAAGTAAAAGTATCCCAATCTGATGAAATTTGAAATTCAAAAAGACGTAATGCAAGATATGATTGCAATTATGGACAAAGAATCAGCAATCACTGAAATGGTGTCTGCATATCGCGCCGCATTGGAAGCGGCAGTAGAAGAACTTGAACAGGAGTTAAAAAGTGGAAAATAAAAAGGTAGCTATGATTGGAGTAGGCAAGCTTGGGCAAGACTGTGCCGAAGTCATGGCGCAGTATTATGATGTTGTGGGATATGATGTTGAGCCAAGAACACCAGCATTCCCTATGCGCAACAGCATTCAAGAAGCGGTCGCAGATAGGGATGTAATATTTTTGGCCGCACCTACACCGCATGATCCAATTTACGGCGGCGAAACACCAACGAGCCATCTTCCAAACAAGGATTTTGACTATACTATCGTAACAGATATTCTCACAGAAGTTAACAAGTGGGTGAACCAAGATCAGTTGGTTGTCCTAATTAGTACCGTTCTTCCGGGAACAGTCCGTAGTCAGCTACGTCCTTGCATTACTAATGCACGATTTATTTACAACCCATATCTTATCGCGATGGGCACAATTAAGTGGGACATGGCTAATCCTGAAATGGTTATCATTGGTACAGAAGATGGTTCTATTACGGGCGATGCTGCTGAACTGATTGATTTCTACAAAGTATTCATGCAGAATGATCCTCGTTATGAGGTTGGTACATGGGATGAAGCAGAATCTATTAAGATTTTCTACAACACGTTCATTTCCGCAAAGGTTGGCATCGTCAATATGATTCAGGATGTTGCCGAAAGAAATGGCAATATCAACGTTGACGTAGTGACTGGCGCTCTTGCCCGATCAAATTATCGTATCACTGGACCAGCTTATATGACAGCCGGAATGGGCGATGGCGGCGCGTGTGTTCTCCCATCATTTACGGTAACAGTAAATGACGAGATGATAACTATGGAAGAATTATATGATAAATTTAATTCAACCGATAAGTTTATGGTTGTATCTACCACCGCAGACTGCAGTAGGACAGATCAAAAAACAATCAAGGCGGTAACCAAAACGCCATTCAGTGGGGAGATGATCAAATTTAACACTTCCATTGGTGATTTGATTGTCACTGACAATCATCTACTTCCTATTGAACGAGATGGAGTGCATATGTTGATTAGGGCTGATGAAGTGCTGCACACCGATAAGTTGTTTGTCATTGATAAGTTTACATGAATATTAAATAATAAATATATTGATGAAAACAATAGCATACATTTATAAGTGGACATATAAACCTACCGACATGTGGTATATTGGTTCCCGCACACGCGAGGGTTGTCATCCACAAGATGGATATCTATGTTCAAGTGATATAGTTGAGCCAATGATTATTGCCAATCCGGACCAATGGTCTCGCGAAATATTAGAGACAGGCGATCAATTATACATAAGACAACGTGAAAATATTATACTAAAAGAATTGGATGCTGTTAACAGCCCAATGAGTTTTAATAGAAGTTATGCTGATGGAAGATATACTGTTCTGGGCACCAAATGGATGTCAAAAGGCGATATTGAAGTGTGTGTTAAATTATCATTGATTAATATTATGGAAGATCAAGGATGGTCAATTGGGAGATCACCAAATAGTAAAAGAGTGTCATTGAATAATATTCGGAATGAGACCGGAGAAAAAAATAATGCTTATGGTAAAACTTGGATAACCAATGGAGTAAGCCAAGTGTTAGCAGATGAAAAACGTAAGAATGAATTGATGCGCCAAGGTTGGTGGGAAGGTATATGTGAACATACCGCTGAACTGCTTTCCCTGGGATCAAAAGAATACTATGCCAATAGAACAGAAGAAGAAAGCATAAAACATCGTAATAATTTATCAGCCGCTACACAGAATTATCATGATAGATTGACAGAAGAAGAAAAAGAAATTCGAGGTAGACTGATATCAGAAGCAGTTAAATTGTGGAATGTCAACCGGACAGTAGAAGAACGTGAAAAACAAAATCAAATACTAAATGGGAAAACAGAATTATGTTATCATTGTGGAATTGTTACCAATAAAGGCAACTATAAACGATGGCATGGAGACAAATGTAAAACATT